ATAAACATTAGTTTACATCTCGTTGGTAACCATAACCTCATAGTTACGAGCAAGATTAACATTTTTAGCAACGGTAATACCTTCACCGTCACCAAGCATTACGATATCATAACGCTCTTTCATCTTCATTGCACGAATGTCACGAGTTGGATCATCAAATTGATCTGTGCTCATGTCATCCTTGACCAAAAGACTACCTACTTCATTGCGGTCGATCAAGAACACGTCAGACTTGGCTGGTGTTGCGCCACTCTTAGCAGTGAAGCTTACGAATGGTGATACAATCACATTCATACCCATAGGAGCGGTGTTGTTCAACGCACCCTCTGCTGATTGTGGACGGTAACCCCAACTTGTGTTGACTGCTGCTGCAGAGCCACCGGTGTGGAAGATCGCATCCTTAAGGAATACCGACCACATAAGTGGGTGAAGAATAAAGTCTGTTGGAACGTGATTTTCTGCCATAAGAACTGCGGCCATATCAACTACGTCGTCCCAATGAAGGGTGCCGTTGAACTGTCCATCAATTCCTCTACCAGTTGTATCATCATTGCCACCTGCCGTATTGTCGAATACAATTGTAGCTGCATCCTTGAAACGACTAAGGGCAATTTGTTCTTTCAAACGGGCCATTGCGCGACCTGCTGCGCGGACATGAAGACCTACGATGTCCCAAAGAGAGTCTGCGATGACTTCTTCTGTGAAAGAGAGCTTAACGCCCTTTTTCGAGACTTTGCCTTCAATCTGCTTAGCAAATGCTAGTGCCTGCTCTGGGTACTCTTGACCTTCGGGAATTTCTGCTGCTTGAATAGCGTTAACAGCTGGGAATTCCAACGAACGTCCTTTGCCCAAACGAACTGTCGAAAGCAACGGAGTAACAAGCAATTGTGGCTCTGCTGCTTCTTTTAGTGTACGAGAAATGACCTTAGGAAAAAGTATAGCTGCATCTGGTGATGCAAAAGCCTCTTTGATGGTCACCCTATTATTATCATCTATGTGCCCATCCTCGGTTAATACAGTCTCCCATGCTGGGAGACCCGAGAGGAGCTCTTGTATTGTCTTACTCATCTTAGGATCTTTCCTCCTGTTGTTGTTTAATTAGAGTGTAAGATTGACACGGAATGCGCCAATCACATTTGTAACGTCCAGGTTAGAACGTATACCCAATTTGCCCGAGAAAGCACCTGAGCGCGTAAGCTCATACACTGTCTTTAGAGCACCTGGGTCTGATGGCAATTGCATATAGGAAAGCAGACCATCATCAAAGTTGGTTGCAAACTTTTCTATTTCAATAACCTTACCAACCTGGAGGTAAGAATAAACGTCAGACGAATCTAGAAAATCCGCTGCCGCTGCCTTAACTGGACGACCCATGTTGTCTGATCTTACGACCGAACCAACTGTTACGTCTGCGTTAACACCGCTCACCATTGGATACTCAACATATCCGTGAGTAATGAAACCAGCACCTTGTGATGTACCCTTGTCAAATGGACGATAGAGGTCGTATTGTGCTACGCCGATTGGTACTGAACGAGCTGGAACTGTAACGCCATCAGTTTGACCCGATGAATAATTTGGCGTTGCGCCATTCATTGGATCCCAAGTTGAAGGCATATTGTCGCCCCATACCTTGGCTGAGCCTGTGCCGTTTGCAGGCACAACACGAGAATCGCCATTGCTGTCGGCAACAACTGAAAGAATTGTTCCCTTTGTAATGACAACCTCAAAACGATCATCTTCGCTATCTTTGTACCAAGTTGGTAGACCAACTGATGGCAGCATGTAGGCTGCAGGTGCAATACCCTCAGAAACTACAAAGCGACCTGCACCTGTTTTGGTGCCTACTTTACGAAATTTTGCTAAACTCATTTAATTTTCTCCTTAGATGTTTGTTTTAGAGCTTACGACGGCCCATAAGAGCATCAACAAAGATGTCTTCAGCTGGGGTTGTCTCTACTGATTTTTCTTCTTTTTCTGCGCTATCGAGAGTTATGACGCCTGTCTCATTCTCATTAGCTTTAATTTCAGAATTAATTTCCGGCAACAATACCTTAGCTTTTTTAGCCGCTGGCATAGCTGCAAGATCTCTTAAAGAATCTGCCAAAGAAGAAGCTGTTCGCTTAACATGATCAACGATCAATGCTTCTCTGGCTTCATAGGGTTCAACTCCGATTGTAATTTTTGCATCGACTACTCTTTCTGCAAGAGTTCTGTGCAACGCACTTCTGAGCTTTTGATTTTCTTCTTCAAGATACTGAAGTTTATTAGCTAAATCATTCGTATTTTGCTCAGGGGCAAC